TAGACTATACTCTCCCACCGGGGATAACCCCCCAGACAGGGTAAACGCCGCCTCGCAGGCCAGGGCCGCAGCCCCAAACCCCTCTTTAGTCCCCGCCGGAGTTAAGGCCGCACTTCCAGGCAGCGCCGCGGACCTGCCCCCGGCCCAATTGCTGCTCCCGATCAAAGCCGCCGTCCCCGGCAAACTGGCGGCGGGCGCCAGGCCTGCCACCCGGCCGTCAGCAATCCCAGATGAAACCCCCAGCGAAACCGATTCGTTATAATTTTGGGACGCCACCACTTCCTTAAAGGCGCAGGAAATGGCCCCGTAATCGTCCGAGGTGGTCTCTGTCCATGACATCGCCTGGGAGCCGGTGCCAGTTTTGACATAGTATTGAGCCCCGCAGCCCCAGGCGGCGATATCTTCCTCATACAGCGAAGTGCCGGTACGTGCTGAGGGAGCAAACCCGTTGTCGCCCGTGGCCACCACTGCGAACAGGATAGTAGCGGCAGCCACCGCCGTCAGGGACACGGTAGGGTTAGCCCCGGTGGCGGCGTTTACCCCCGAGGAGTCATAGGCGCAGGTGTACCCCGGCGCGGCCGTGGCGCTGGCCACATAGACGCACATGGTCCGGCCGCCGTCATTAGGCACGTTTATGGTTAAGGCTTCACCGGCCGGCGGCGACAGGAGATACCACATCTCCACCGATGTTTCGGCGACACCTTGGCTGGTTTGGGCTTGGGTAAGGGCCACCCCGTTATAAGTCGGCGCCCCCCCGGTCCTCGGCGTAGTCCCGGCATAGCAGATCATCACCACCAGCACCCCGGCGTTGGCCCCGCAGGCATAGTTGGCCGAGGCCGCACCGGTAGTGGTGGCCAGGGCAGTTGCCGGTATGCGCAGTTTGGTATCAAACGCCAGGGACATTAACTTTCCTTAGCCGTATTACGCCCCGGTCTGGGTACAGGTCACGGTCACACTCAGGGTGTCGTTAATTTCCACGGCCCTGGGGGTGCCGAAATCACCGGCGCCCAAAAGGGTGCCAGAGGTGCCGGTGTTGACGCTGGCCATAAAGGCGCCATACACCGTCAAGGCTGCGGTGATGGTGAAAACCGCCTTGGAGGCCGAATTGTCCACGCTCTTGGTAGTGGTGCCGGTGATGCTTCCCGGCGTCCAGGCCGGACGGTTGCCGGTATATGGGTTGATCTCCGACCAGCCGCCATGAGAGGCCAGATTGTCGCCGTTGACTACGGTACCGGTGCCCTTGAGGCCCACGTACCAGGCCGGCGCGGCCAGGCCGGTCTTCAGGGTAGCATCCAGATACTTGGCCAGGCCCTCGCCCACCACCAGGTTGCCGAACTCTTCCACCCACTTAAGGTTTCCCAGGGAATCTCGACACTCCACCCGATACTTTTGGGCGATTTTCATTGTCAGGTCCATGATGTTTCTCCCTCGGATATTCCTATTTAAGTGCCGGTTTCCGGTTTCCGGTTTTCGGTCCAGGAGCTTCCGGCTCCTTGAGGTGTGTCAGGGTGAAGCCCCAGCCCGGTTCCAACAATACCGCTGCCTCATCGGGAACTTCCACCACGCCCTCAACCACCGGATATTCCCGGCCGCCGAAACTGACGCTGCCGCAGCCCCAGGGAGCTTTTAGTTTCATCTTGTCCTCCAAATAAGGGCGGACACATGGGTCCGCCCCTACGGGTTAGCCGTTGGCAATATTGGTGATCAACCCCCAGGCCGGCGGGAAGTAGTTCTGGAGCACCTCGTCCACGGTGACCGAGAAATCCCGCTTCAGGCTGGTGAGCACCCAATCGATCTGCATGTATTCCCAGCGGGTGCGCATCTGCACCACGTTCTGCACCCCGGAGAGGGAATAGGGCAGGGCCATGCACTCGAACATGATGGTGCCCGGCGGTAGATCCGGATGCACCGCCACCGGAATTTCTACACCGGTGATGGGGTGGATATAGCCGGTGACGTTAATGCCGCCCAGCACCGCCCCCTGGCGGGTGTCAACGGAGAAGACCACGGCGCTGCCCGCCGCCCCGGTGGCCACCTTGGAGGCCATGTTCTGCTTTTCCTGGCCGTTGACCCAGATGCAGGTGGGGAAGGTCTTATAGGTGTTCCAGAAATGTACCAGGGCCTCGTTGATCTCGACGATGCCGGTCTTGGTGTCCGCGGTCAGCGGCGTACCGACGCCCGGGGTGCCGGTGGCCATCGTCTTGATATAGCCGTTGGAGCCGCTCTTGAAGATCTGGTAGAGCAGGCCGTCGAAGATCAGGGCGTTTTTGGAGTTGTCCGAGGCCGGCATGGCGGCGATCAACTGCGTGCCCGTGGCCACCGGGGTAGTGATCAGGTAGCTGTTGATGGTGGTGATGGCCCCCAGCTTGCAGTCGGCCCCGTCGGCCCCCCAGAACCAGGCATAGGCTACCGCCCCGGAAACCGCGGCGACGCTGGCCTTGACGGAGTGGGTGTCGCTGGCGTCGTCGGCGGTGGTGACGTTGGCCGCGGCCGAGATCTGGCCGGAGCCGCCGCCGTAGCTCTCGGTGGTGCCGTCGCCGTTGGCCCGGCTGACCACCGCGGGCACGCCCCCGGCCACCGAGGCGTTGCGGTAGCCTTCCAGGGTCAGGGCCACACAGTGCACGATATACTTGGTCTTGGCCTTGCAGGTGCCGCCGGTGGCCACGTCTGCCAGGGTGGGGGTGGGGGCGGTGCCCAGGGCCACTGCGGCGCCGTTGCCGCCCAGGATACAGAACTCCTCCTGGATCATCAGGGAGCGCAGCAGGCCCTCCACCGCCAGGGCTGAAATATCCATAAAGCCCTTGCCTGCGGCCTGGGCCTGGAAGGTAACGTAGTCGTCCAGCACCAGGGTACGGTAGGCCGCCAGATAATCGGCCACGGTGGTGGTAACGATGCCGCCCCGCCGCCCTTCACCGGCCCCGGCGGACAGCCCCGCGGTGTTGATGCCGGTGATGGCCTTCCAGTTGGCCTGGACGCCGATGCCGCCGCCCACCCGGGGAATCTTGTTGCGCAGGGGGGTGAGCACCGGATACAGGGTCTTGGCCGGGGCTTCCAGGTCATAGCCTTTGAGCCCGTCGGTAACCCCGGTGCCGCCCAGGGCCGTAGTGAAGGCCTTGGCCATTTCCGGGGTCGGCGCCGCCAGGGCCTCCTTAATCAATTGCAGCGTTTCGTTAATCATCTTATCTCTCCTTTCAGCCCAGGCTGATGGGATTTGCGTGGGCCGCCTTGATGAGGCCCTGGGTATCTTTATTCTTGATCATCTCGTCCTGGGTGGGGCCGTCGGTTTTGGCCAGGGGCTGAACGTCATCGCCCTTGTCCACTACCTTCAGCACCCCCGTGGCCGGGGCCGGCTCCGCCTCCACCTTGGCCAGGCGCTCCGTGAGTGCGGCGTTTTCCGCCTCCACCTTGGCCAGCTGCTCGCCCTGGGCGCTAAAGGCCGCCTCCACTTTCTCCAGGCGCTCGCCCAGACCACCTACCAATTTTTCCAACTCCGCCGGTGTCGCCATCGGTTCCATCCCTCCCTGGCCGGCGATCCCCAGGGCCGCGGCCATCTCATGTTTTTGCTGACAATGAGGGCAGACATCTGCATCTGCCGCCTTATTCATGGCCATCCCGCCCACGGGCTGCGTCAGCAGCGCCCGGACGTTGGCCGCCAGTTCCTCGGCCTCTTCGGCCGCAAAGTCCTTGAAAATTTCCAGTAAATTGAGAAAAGCCGCCTGCAAGCGGGCCGGGACGCTGGAGCCGTCCCCCTCCCCTTCGGCCTCATAAACCACGTCCCCCAGCAGGCAGCGCAGGTCATAAAGCCGGGAGGCCATGCGCCCCACGTCGCCGAGGCGCTTTTGCAACGTGGGGCGGGCGTCCCCCAGTGGTGCCGGCGTCCCCGCCGGCGGACCTTGAAAATCTTTCTCTTCCTCGCTGCCGTCCGCCTTCACCAACGTGAAGCGGGCGCTCTTGATCATGGGGTTGTCGGCCAGGGAGAGTTCGGAGGGCACCGCGGCGTAATAGACCAGGTTGCCCACCTGGCGCTTGGGGCCATAAGAGCCGCCGAAGGAGAATCCGGTGTAAACCCCCTCCCGCACCTTTTTGACCTCGCCGGCGTCTACCACCTTGGCCACCACGTCCACCGCCTGCTCGGCATCAATGAAACTGAGGGCGATGAGCTTGCCCGCGGCCAGGCGGGGGTTGTGCATGGCCCGGAGGTTGCCCAGGCTTTGGCCGCCGCTGGCCTTGACCATCTCCTCGGACCAGTTTTTGATGAAGGGCTTACTGGCCTCGTAATCGAAGACCTCGCCCTTGGGGTCGGCCTCCTGGGCCGCCGCCCGGCCCCAGACCTCCACGGTGCCGTCGTCCAACTCCACCACCTTGGTCAGGGGCATGAACAAAATTCTTTCCATCCTCAACCTCCCTTTTTCTTTGCGCCTTTGCGCCTTTGCGCCTTTGCGAGAGATTTTTTCTTTTTTCTCGCCAAGACGCCAAGGCGCCAAGAGCACTACCCCAACATGGCCGTCATTTGGGCCATCTTTTCAGGATCAAGGTTGACCGGCGTTGCCCCCGACAGCAGGCGCAGCGTGGTCTGCCCCTCCCGGGTGGAGAGCACATAGCGCAGCCAGACGAACTTTTCCGGCATTTCCTCATCCCAGGCCGGTAGGGCGGGCGTCAGTGGCGCAGGCGTCCCCGCCTGCGGTCCTTGTAAAAACCTGCGCCAGTCCCCGATCACCTGCTGCAGCTCCCGGTTGGCGTAATTCTGATAATCCACCTGCATCCGCAGGGCTGCGGCCAGGGGCAGGGGCGCCTCCGGGTAATGCCCCCGGGGGCAGGAGATGGGGAACGTCCCCGCCAGCTCCACCAGGGCCGGATCATCCGGGGCCACCGTGCCGAACAGGCGGCAGACCAGGGGCCGCCGGGCGTAAATCTCGCAGCCCGAATCGCCCAAAAACGGGCAGGCGGCCAGGGCCGGGCCGGCGGCATACTTCCCCGGGTGCTTAATCTCCCGCCATTCGGAGAGCAGCATGGCCCGGGCGTCGCCCTCGCAGCACTGGCGGCAACCCGGCTCGCAGCTCATGCCCGGGATTTGCCGGTGCCAGAATTTCAGGAGGCGCTGGATCATGCACCATCTCCCTGTTCCGCCACTACCGGCAGCACATCGCAGACGCAATTGGGGTGGGCCGGCGGACCCGTGTCGCCGGAGGGGAAGGCGTCTTCCAGGGGGATCACTCCCGCCGCGGCGTTGCCCTCACATTCGTCACACGGATATTCTTCCGAGCCCCGGATCCACTCCTTGCCCTGCACCACCCCGGAATTCCGGTAGGCCATGAGGTTGCCTTGCACATCCGCCTGGGCGATCTCGGTGCGGGCGATCATCTCGCCCCGCCCTTCGGAAAAGCCGTAATTCTCTTGCAGGGCCTGGCCCAACTGCCGGGTGCTCCAGCCTTCCTCCACCGCCTGGGTGACGTCGGCCCGGAGATAATCCCGGGTGGCCTCGCTGATCTTGGTGACCAGCTCCGCGGCCCGGTTCTCGGCCCACTCCACCGCCAGCTTGTTGACCTGGTTGACGATGGCAGTGGGGTGGGCGTCCTCGCCCGCCGTCCTTAAACCAATCTGGGTGAAGGCCGCCCAGCCGCCGTTCTGGGCCGCCTTAGCCAGGATGGCCGCCGCCTCTTCCCGGGTGGCCGAGATCCCGGCCAGGGTCAATTCCTGCAACAGCCGGTCAATTTTGGCGGCCTGATCCTCTTCCGCCTTGGCCAGGCCAGTAGGGCGGGCGTCCCCGCCCGCCACCTTTTCAAGGCCCAAGGCTTGGGCCAACTGCGCCGCCGCCGCGGCGGCGTCGGCCTTGAGGGCCGCCAGCATCAGCTTCTGCAAAGCAGCCCGGGCCTTGACCACCTCCGGCCGCTCCCGGTCCAGGGGCTGGAGATTCTTCTTGCCTTCCGCAACCTTGGCCAGCTTTTGGGCCGGGAGTGGAGTCGGCCCTGCCGTCTCCTTGACACTCTCGCCATCTCCCGGCCCCAGGGTCCCTGGTTCCCCATTGGTATTCGGTGGCGCAGGCGCCCCCGCCGGCGATCCTTCCGGCGCCAGCGGCGCCTTCCCAATCTCATCCAGCAGCACCGGCCCGGCCACGGTCATGAGGAAATCCGGTACGCGGTCCTTTTCATAGCCCCGATCCTGGCGAATTTCCGAACGCCGCCGCACCCCCGAGCGCAGGTGAATCTCATCGATCTCCGCCTGCTCCTTGGGCTTGGTGGTGCTCTCTTCTTCCCAGGCAAACTCCACCAGGTCGAAGCCGCCCCGCTCCAGGCCCTCGTCGATCCCGTCCTTGATCCATTCCTGCAAGGGCGCCAGGCCCTCCTCCAGGGACGCCTGCTCGGCGGTTTCGGCGGTGGCCCGGTTCATCTGCTGCACAAAGGCCTGGGGGGACAGGGAAAAACAGAAGCACACCACCCGGGCGAACCACTCGTCGATGGCGTCCTTGAGGGCCGCCTCTTTCATGGAGTGCGGGGTCATGCCATTGGGCACCCAGGTACCCTTGCGGCGCTGGGCGGTGTTGCCGGCAAAAAGGCTATCCCAGTATTGCTGCCATTCCCGGATCTGCTCGGTGGACCAGGCCTCCGGCACCTCCAGAAGGGAATCCGGCAGGTTGCCCTCGGTGTAGTATTGCAGCAGGTGGATCTGGCGGCGGATGACGATGTTGACGGTGATGATGATCTGCTCCACCGGGGAGAGGCCGTAAACCCGCCAGGACAACGGGTTGCGGGGAAAATAGATCAGTTCGTCCAGGGTGTAATTCGCCGCCGGCACCCCCTTGAGGATCTGCTGATAGGCCGGGAGAGGCGGCAAGGGCGTCCGCCCGGAGTCGTCCAGCACCGGTTTGATCAAGGCGCCGTCCATGACCTCCAGGGCATACAGGCCGCCGCCCCGGTCCTTCCGGGGATAGAGGGTGGCGCAGTCGCCCACGAACATATCCTCCATCCACATGCGCAGCCACTGGTTCCAGCGGTGCACCCGGTCGGGCTTTTTAAACAGGTCCTTGGCCTGCCCGGCCTGAGCCTTCGCCGCGGCCAGGAGACGCTTGCCGCCGGCGGCAGCCGCCTCCGTGGCCTTGATGTTCCAGGAGAGCTTGCAGAGCTGGTCCTTCCGGGTCTCGATGGCCAGGCGCACCAGGTCGCAGTTCAGGGCCAGGGACCGGAGCTGCCCGAAGGAGATGGACTCCTCGCCCCGGGGCTGCATCCGCAGGTTGTAGCCCGCCGGGTAATCCCACTGGCGGCCCTTGACCTCCTCCGGAGCCGCCGGCGCCTGGGGCTCGCCGGGGCCGAACCAGGCCTCCGGGGCCCGGCCGGTGAAGGCGTATTTCAGCCCCTGGCCCACCCGGGTGATAATCCCCGGATCGATGGTAGTCTTTTTACCCTCAGCCATGTAGCCACCCAAGCAATGCAGTCCCCAACCCGGTCAAATAGAGGGCTATCGCTATGCCCATTAATACCCAGTCATACCACCTATCCATAATAACTGACCCCTAACCCCTGACCCCTGCCGCTATCGTCTGCCCCTTCTTCCGGGCCTCCTCCGCCTGCATCTTCTCCACTTCGTCCCGGTAAAAATCGAACAGGCCCATGCCGGCGCCGCCTTCCAGCAGCGACAGGGCGCCCTCCAGGGCGTCCGGGCCGTCGTCGTTGACGGTCTTGGAGGGGAAATACAGGAGCTGCTCGATCAACAGGTCCTGATTGCCCTGGCCCCGGCAAAACCGGATCTGGCCCCGCTCCACCTTGGGGGACAGGCCGGAGATGCGGGTCTCCTTGTTGATGGTCTGCCCCGTGCCCCGGATGGGCAGATGGAAGCCCCGCTGCTGGGCGGCCCGGTCGAACTCCCGCAGCAGCAGTTTTTGAAAGGCCACCACCTCCACCCCGAACTGCCAGTAGCCCCACTGCTCATGCCGGGCGTAGGCCGCGGCAATGGCGGCATCGATACTGGCCTTGCGGATGTAGGCGTCCAGGACGTAATAGACCATGTCCCGGCGGTCCCAGCCCACGGTGAGGATGGATTTGTAATCCGAGGTGGCGTTGGCCTCCACCGAGGGATCGAAAAACCCGGCCACCACCAGGTGCTTGCCCCGCAGTTCCTCGGGGTGGTAAAACTTGAACCAGTCCTCCTGGAAGACGCCCTCCTCGTTCACCGGGTTGTTCTGCTTCTCGGTGTTGAAGGCCAGGGAACCCATCATCTTTTTCTGTTCCAGGAGCTTCTCCACCGGGTGCAGGGCCGGCCAGAACGATACCAGCATGGTTTTGCCGTCCGGCCCGGTCTCCTCGTTCAAGGCCCGGTAGATGTTCCGCTGCCAATGACACCAGGGCTCTTCCTGGGAGTGGATGGCGATCCACAGGGCGCTCTTGTTGGCCAGGATGGTCCCGATCCACAACAGGCTCCCGGTAGCGTCGATGGAGGGGTAGACCGCCCGGGTGACCCAGGCCAGGAGCTTGCGCACCAGGTCGGGACTCTTGACGTTCTGGTCGTTTTCCATATCGTCCAAAACCACCAGGTCGGGACGGAACTGCTTGTGCTTCAGGCCCCGGAGGCGCTGGCCCCGGCCCCGGGCCTTGAGGCGGATGTCATTCAGGGTGACAAAATCGTCCACCGCCCAGTATTCCCGCACCAGCTCGCCGAAATCACACCTGATCCGCTCGTTGTAGAGCAGCTCCAGATAGATGTAGCCGGTGAGGTCGCTCGCCAGGTCCTCGGTGTCGCTGCCGAGGATGATGAAATGGCGCAGGCCGTGGCAGATCTGGTGCAGGGAATACCCGAAGGAGACGATGGTGGACTTGGCCCCTTCCCGGGGGGCGGCGTCCACCGCCGGGATCACCACCTCCCCGGGGCCGGGCCGCCGGTCCACCTGGGCCACCAGCTCGTGGTGGAAGGGCGCCTCCGGGGCGCTGAAATAGTGGGGCAGGTAGGTGCGGAAAAACTCGAAATGATCGGTGCGGGTGCGCTCCCGCCGGGCCGCCCGGCCCGCCTCGGAGACGTCCTCAAAGGCGGCGACCTCCCGGAAGAGGCGGCCCAGGATCTGGTCGGCCTTCTCCTGGAACTGCTTGCGGGTGAGCTTCAGTTTTAAAGTGCGCGCCGCCATGTGGTCTTACTCTCTTAGCGCCTTGGCGCCTTGGCGCCTTGGCGAGACCCTTTGCTTTTTTTCTCTCGCCAAGACGCTAAGGCGCTAAGGTTATTCCAGGCTCCTAAACCAACTCCGGATCCGTCCGCCGATGAGCTGCAATTCCCCCGGCGGCAGGTTTCCGGCCTTCAAAAAATCGGTGAATTCCTTCATGACCTCCACCGCCATGACCCGGAGATCCAGGGCCTGGCGCTCCACCCCCTTGATGGCCGCCATGGCCTTGTTGATGGAGTCGAAGGTATTATTGTCCAGCGTCCCTTCCCGCGCCTTGGCTTCGATGGTGGTCAGGTACAATTCCAGGGTCCGGCGCATCCGCTCAGCCAGGTCCCGGGGGCTGGCCAGGGCCGCGGCCCGCTTGGCCTCCCAGCCGCCCCTCAGCCGCCACTTGTACAGGGTGTTGGCGCTCACCGGCAGAATCTGGGCGATCTGCTCCGCGGTCTTGTTCTCCCGGACATAGAGACGTTCGGCCTCATCCCAGTACGCCTCTTCCTTGCGCCCGGCCACGCCTCAGCCCTCCAACTCTTTTTGCAGCTTGCGGGCCTCGGTTAAAACCTGCCGCAGTTCCTGGGCCGCCTGGCACACATGCTCGTCCTTAATGGAGTCCAGGTCGTCATCCCGGAGCCGGAAGGTGCTTACCGAAATATTTTCGATGAGCTG